ATTCTATCAAACTGTTCTTGAGTAAGAGACTCTAGAAATTGAACGAATTCTTCTTTAGGGTTTTCATTTGCATAGTACATACCATTTTCATCAAACACATAATCTGCACATTCATAAATCATATCAAATGTCTTTTCTGTTTCAGTTGAATTGATCACATCAGTAATTGGCTTAAATGACCTTAAAGTTGGGAATTTTAAAACAATACCAATTTTATCTGTTATATAAATTTTAGGAGATAAATCAGCGACAGGTGGCTTAATATCTAACACATTTACTGAAACTGGCATCATGTGTTTACACTCAACCTCGACCTCAGCTCCTTCTTCGCTATTCTCAGTTCCAGTCACGTTACGACAGATAAAAAATGTTTCAATCTTTTCTCCTATAGACCTCGATCGTAAATTTAAAAACAAATACTCAATATCAAAAATAGGTAATTTATCAATATCGATGTCATCAACCAAACAGTTATTAATAATTTGTTTAATGGTTTTGTACATTGTATCTTCTTCGTTGCTTTGTAAAGCCATAAGAAGTAATTTTTCTTCCTTAACCAAAAATGGTCTAAATTTTATTGGGTTAGGAAGTGATACTAATTTTAATTCAAATAGTGGCAAATCGATTTTTGGTAAAGGCATAATTATTATCTCTCATACATTTATTGGAGTTAAACATCTTCCTCAACAGATCACTGTTCAACAGCTTCAAGCTGAGCTTCCTCATAAAACATAGAAACACTCAATTTATGAAATCCATCATCAGCCCAGTTACATGGTAACGAAGAAACATTGATTGGAAATGCGTTTATTATTTTAACACTCATGTATTTTTCATGATCTCCAGAAAAATTTTCTGTGTCTAAGTATTGAATTAGTGTTAAGTCCACCACTATATCATTAAAATATCTATTACTTGTGGTTGTGTAAGACATTTGATCTACCCAATCATTAAAAAACTCAAATATTTTTGACTGATCATTGTAGTAAAATGATAGAGTTATTTCATTATAATCTCTTCTATATGGTGTTTTAATTTTTTGCAAACCTGGTATCAAGTATTCTAGTGTGGTAACTGATCTCCCTGGCAATTCAATTGCATCGCACAAAAATGTAAAATCTGTTAGTTCGATCAGATTTATTCGCTCCGAAAGCCTTTTCGTTCCAAATGGTTCTTTTACTTTTTCTTTATTAAAAGATGAGCATTCTGGGAGTGCGTCCAACCTAAATGCGAATTTGCAAGACCGAAGTAAATTATGCTGTGATATTCTTGTTAGAGGGTTGATGTTAGTTGCTGTAACCGCAACTTCGGGTAAGGGTGCGTTTGTTTCTGTTTTTGCTGCTACCGTAACTTCTTCAGACACGCCAAGGAATTCGATTGTACCGTCAGGTCTTCGAATTATGTTATCGTTTGACATTATTTCTTATACACCATTTTTGCGGTTGGGAGAAATATTGCCGTTTCCCAACTGTTCGGCTCTATGTAAATTAACGATGAACGAATGTGACTCAACAGGTATCTCTTTATACACGGTTCAATCATTTTGTATCGACGCGACCTTGATAATAGATCATACGATAAATTAAACTTGGTCGTATCGTTGTATTTATCGTTATTGGCGAAGTCAATTAACCTATCCAATAACGATAATCTGCTGTATGGGTCCAGGTAATGCAAGTTCAAGCCTAAAAACCCATCGGAATACATCTCCATAGGAATAACCAATGGGAACTTATCGTAAACTGGTAGAACATCTTTATATTTTGGGTCGTAATGGTACATGTACATACGACCGATAAAGGCTCTAGGAGAGATTCTGGAAGCGTCGTTTAGAACATTTGAGCGATCTGAGGGGATACGGAGCTGGCTGATTTTCCCACCCAGCCATGCTCTGGCTGCGTCTGTTCTTGGGCGAATCCCAGCGGCATTCATTTCCTTGCTAATTTTTGTAAATAGTGACATTATATACCCAAGTCTTTTTCGGTTATGACCTTAAACTTCCAATTTCGATCTTCACAGTATTCTACTGCTGCGTTCCATTTGGCTTCGTTTACACCCCAAGTTGCAACCTCACGAATGTATTGTTTGGTAACTCGGCTTCGTTTTTGCGGCGGCTGGGCTTGCATCAGCGGTTTGACCTCAAGAATCATAGCCTCTGTCAGCCCACTTTTATTGCGCATTCTAACGAAAAAGTCTGGGAAGTATCGGTGCATTTTGTTGTCAATCGGCGATAAATAAGGTATGACGATTTCTTCATTCGACCACTCAATTACATTTGAGTTACCGTCCAGGTGCACCATAACTCGGCGTTCCCAGAGCGATCTGTACCAGATGTTCGTGGGATCACCTAAATATTTATTGAAGTTTTTAGGACTAAATTTACCACTGTAAGCCATCTAGTATTTATAGGAAAAACAATTCATGGGCGCCACCAGTCGCGATCTCGGTATAGCTGCAGTATATAACCAAGCAGTCACTAATCTAGCCACACAAAGAAGTCTAGGGAATATTAGTCAAACGCAATTTGAACGAGAGATGGCAACTCTAGAACCATTGCGCGCTCGAGCTGGTTTCGACACTAGAAACGCTAGAAACGAATCATCTAGACCGCAAACTCCAACTAGTTCTGCGGAGCAAACCAAACCCCAAGTTACCGACAATAAATTAAACACAGAAAATGCAAATATACAAAATCGAGGAGTAGATCGCTCTGCTCTTTCGTTGATAAAATTTCCAGCAACAATTGAGGCTGATGCTACGCCATATGTCCTCATTAAAATATTCAAAAGCGCAATAGGTACTATCGATCAAACAGAAAATGACGATCCTACTAACAGCATTGTTTCTGGTGTAGAATTTGCTGCATCTGGTATACAAAATGCTATTGATGCTTCGCCAGCTGCAACTGCAGTAACAGAAAAAGCGAAACAACTTCTTGGTGGGGTTTCTAGCAGTTTAACACAATTAACGGGTGACACATTTAATGTCGGTGCATTTGCAACTAAAGCAAAAGATATTCTTACAAATTATGCGCTGAGAAGAAATATCGAGCAGTTAACTTATGCAATTGCATTGACGATGCCAGAAAATTTAGCAGTTTCGTATCAAAATAATTTTGATCAATTATCTTTAACTTCTGCGCTGGGTGGTTTCGGTTTAGCGGCACAGGCGCTCGCTTCTACAGACGGTAGAGGAGAAAACGCGAATCCATTTATCGCCGAAGCAGCAGGTAGAATCGCGGAAAACATATTAAACGAAAACTTTAGAAAATTAGGTTTGTTTGCTGCAACTGGAAGAACTGTTAATCCACAACTGGAACTAATATACAACTCACCAGCACTACGCCAATTTATATTAGATTTTAGATTAATCCCTAGAAATGCAGATGAGTCTAGCGCCATCGGTACTATTTTGCAAGTATTAAAATATCAAGCAGCACCACAAATTTCCGCAGGCACATCTGGAAGATACTTTATTCCGCCATCTCAATTTCAGTTAGAATTTTATGATGGTATAGATCACGCAATGCCAAATCAATTTTTATTTAAAACTAAAAAATGCGTGCTAGAAGATATTAGCATAGATTATTCTGGTGGTGGTTCGTTTACAACATTTTATACTGGCGCACCAGTTGAAATTAGATTAAGTCTTAAATTCACTGAAACTGTAATCATTGACCAAAACGCTGTAGCAGAAGGTTTCTAATGTACTTTAGACAATTCCCAAAAATCCCATATTCCTTTAATCTTACAGACCAAGGAACAGTTACAGCTGTTACAAACATTTTTGCAAGATTTAGTATTAATAGCAGCATAGTTGATAATGCTTCTGCATTTTATAAGTATCAAGTTGAAGATACAGATACGCCAGAAACAATCGCTTACAAACAATATGGAGATCCAGAACTTCATTGGATAATCATATTGGTTAACCAAATTAACGATCCATTATTTGAGTTACCATTACCCATAGATGCTCTAGAAGAAAAAATTGTTAAACAGTATGGGTATACTTCTATCGCAGAAGCATATTCAACCATTCATCATTATGAATTTGAAGTTAAAAGGGTATTATCAGAAGTAGATGGACCAACTACCACGACCACAAATACAAGCATTGTCACACTAGAACAATATAATTACGCATCTAACACCATTATTACGCAACCGCCTAACACAACAATCACTCAAAATGTGACATTTTATGCGAATAATTCCAATGCTAATAGCGCGACTGTTGCAACATTAACGATAGCATCAACATACAAACCTGTTTATGTTTATGACCACGAATTAGATTTAAATGAATCAAAAAGACAAATTAAAATACTAAAGCCACAATATATTGAGTATATAACTGAAGAAATTGGAACAACTTTAAATGCTTAATAATACACCAAAGACTGCGGATGATGTTGAAATAATAGAACTAACACTAATTAGTTCTAATGGTAAAAACGCAGATTTGAGAAAAATATTCAATACGCTTAATATCTATGAAGATATTTTTGAACATGTTATCACAGGAACAATTCAACTAATAGATGGTGTTAATCTATTGGGCGAATTTGCTATTCATGGAAACGAGTATTTGAATGTGGTTTTAAAAAAAGTTGGATTGACTACCAAATACCAAAAACTGTTTAGAATCTATAAAATTACCGACAGAGAAAAATCCCCCGCTTCACAAACACAAACTTATGTGTTGCATTTTTGCTCTGAGGAATTAGTATTTTCAAATCAACAATCAATTTCTAGATCATTTTCTGGCAAGAACACCCGCGAATATGTCAAAGCAATATGCAAAAGCGATTTGCAAATTCCTGACTCTAAGTTAGGAGCATTTGATCAATCTAAGGGTCCAACTGAATTTGCTTTAACTAGAAAAAACCCATTAGACGCAATACAATATTTAACAGAGCAATCGTTTGGAGATTCTAACTCACCGTTTTTGTTTTATGAAAACAAGGACGGCTTTAACTTTCAATCGTTGATAAACATATACAAGAGTGGTTCATTGGGTGAACTGGTGTATGATAGAGCAGCATATACAACAGACTCAAATGAAAGCCCATATCTTAATACAAACAAAATTAAAAGTTTTAAATTTAACAATAATTTTGATATTGTCAAAGCAACTGAAGAAGGCATGTACAGCTCAAAACTATACACGCTCGATCTTGTTAGACAGAAATATGTTAAAGGTGAAATTTCTATTTTAGATGAACAAACTAAACAAGTTATGATTGATGGATATTTTCCTTTCAACGAAACACCAAATAAGAAAAACGAACCACTATACGCTGCTTATGATTCCAAAATTAGATATTGGCTAACAAACAAAGGACATTCAAATTTACCGTATTTTATTTCTAAACGAGTCAGGTCTAACGACACTTATGTTGAAGAAATATTAGCACAAAGAAAAATGTTAATTGATGCTATAAATAACACTGAACTACATTGTGTTGTTCCTGGAAACCCGATATACTCTGTTGGTTATACTTTAAATATTAAAGTGCCAGCATTTACTGTTGACAAAGACAATCAGCAAAACTATGACGAGTATTACTCGGGCACATATTTAATTTCTGCGGTTAGAAATGTTATCACGCCAAATGCATGGCAAACTGTATTAGAACTTTCTAAAAACTCATTGTCAGCACCATTGAGTGGTGCTGCTGGCAATTATCATAAAATAGCCCAGCGAATTTAACATGAACAAAGATTTTCTAGGTTTAAATAATTTTGTTTGGTGGTTTGGTGTGGTCGAAGATCGAATAGACCCACTAGAACTTGGTCGTTGCCGTGTTCGTTGTTTTGGCTGGCACAATGAAAGTCCAAATCAAATACCAGTAGATAAATTGCCATGGGCGCACCCGATAGTTCCTTATGGTCTTAAGAGCGTTCAACCCCCAACCGAAGGAACCATGGTATTCGGTTTCTTTGCTGACGGTGAAGAAGGACAGTATCCAATTATTATGGGAACTGTTCCAGGAATCCCTGACGAAATTCGTGATATTAGTGCTGGTTTCAGTGACCCATTAAGTGCTGCAGATAAACGCAATGCTGCTATGCCGCGCAAAATAGATACTGGTGCATCGCAGCTTGGTAAAGATACAAAGGGAATAAGGATCGCAGACGAGGATCCTTCAAGATATCCAAAATATCTAAACGAGCCTACAATATCAAGGCTTGCAAGACCAGTTCGCGGCGAGAAAGATGGTAAGTTTGATGGCGTTACAAACGAATCTATCGCCAATACAACCATAGATATACAAAGAAAGACCAGAGTCACAGGCATTCCTACAGCGGCTGCTAGTCAGTGGGACGAAGCCTATCCAAGTTATGCTGCTAAATTCCCATACAACAATGTTACAGAAACCGAGTCTGGGCATGCGTTTGAGTTAGACGATACCTTTGGCTTTGAGCGTGTGCAACTTTCGCATAGAACAGGAAGCACTCTAGAATTTGCAAATACAGGTGCTACGAAGATAAAATCTACTTCTAGCCGCCAAGATATTACTATGGGTGACCAAAGAACTTATGTAAATGGCGACAAGTATGAAACTATAGACGGCGATTATTATCTGCAGATTGGCGGCAAACTCCGTATTCTTGCTAAATCAGTTGAAATTGTTTCAGGGTCTGGCACTGCTATTTCTGCACCACAGGGTATATCGATAACAGGTGGACAATCTGTAGCAATAACTGGATTATCTGCTAGTATGTCTGGTGTATCAACTACCGTGAGTGGTGTAAAAACTCAAGTTTCTGGGGAAATGTCAACAACTGTTAGCGGTGCAGTCACTCATATACTGGGAAATGCTGCCGTTGTTGTGAAGTCACCATATGGTCGTGCAGAACATCTAATTAGCGAAGAACAAGGAATAAAAAACTTGAATACTTGCACACCTAATCCAATCCCAGACCCGTTGCCTAATGGTCCACCGCCACCATCACCTGTTGTTGCTAGTTTAGATTTCCCAGCATCAAATATTAATTTTTAACACTTGAGAAAATCATGGGATCAGGAATCGCAATTTTACAACGACAGCAAGAAATAAAGACTGAAATGTCTGGAGATAATTTTGCCGCGAATGGTGTGTATGGGTTTAGCGCAGATGTCGCTCCATATGTTCCATCGTCTGCACCGCTATCAAGCAGCGATGCATTCTCACCGAAGGCGCAAGATGAGTTGATAAACCCATCGCCGAGCACAGTAAACATTGTGAAGGGGCAAGATAACTCAGTTTTCTTACCGAAAACGACTGGAACAGATGTAAAGGTAACTTTTGAAAACGGTCGACCAAATGTATCGTTGAGTTTACCGAGCGCTTCATATGAAGAAATAACCAATCTGTTTATACAGGCAATTCTAAAAGGCGAAAGACCACAGCTTCCACCTAATATTAGAACCAATTTTTCAATCACGCCACCGCGAGACTCGAGTGGAGATAGAGGAGCAGCATCTACTGTCGCATCTCCTTTAAGTAATGCTACTCCAAACACGACAACAACGCTTACAGAACAAACAAAAATTCAACTTTAAAATCGAACTAAATATGTGTATAGAATCTAGTGCAATTTATATTATGCAATCGATTGACGCGAAAAGAGTCAGTTTGATATCGCTTTCAAAAGAAGAAAAATCTTTTTTGATTTCAAACAATCTGCAAGAAAAAATTGACGCTCACGAGGCATATATTGGTGCAATGATGCAATTAAAGGATATTGAAGATTCGTGTAGAAAAAAGTATGGTAATGATGTTGTTAATAAATTAATTAGAGGTATGCCGCTTTCATAAGTTTAAGTAAAATCATTAAAGTTATCCTCTGCCTTATCGGAGGACTACCATTACTGCAGACATTAGCCTTAATGTTTTCCTGCGTCCCTATCCCATTCGTTAAAAATGGTGGGTTGAACTTCGCACAAACTGGATTTGGTAAATTCCTCACTAGCATGAAGAATTTGTTTGACAAGGGAGCAGATATTGTTTCTAATTTCTTTAAACAATATTTCCGCAACCCTCTAGTTGATGCGTTTACGGATTTTAAGGCAACTGTTCTAGACCCATTAGACAAAGCATTGGCTTCGCCGTTTGAAGCAATTAATAACGAAATAGATAACTATGCCGCTAACGATTACGCTGGGTTAAAACAAACATTTCCTTTAATCGCTGGTAGCGGTTTGGGTAGTGTCCAGGCGTCGTTTGATGCACTAGAAGCATCACTCGGAAAAGCCCAAAATTTCGCCGATAACTATCAAATTGGTCCATTTACTCTTGGTAAATTATCAACGATTGCACAAAATGCATCGCTCCAGTCAAGCATACAGCAATTCAGAGATCACACCGACGCACTTTCTGGTGTTAAGTCAACCATGGCTTACGATCTTATTACTCTATACAGTAATGTTGCCAGTATTGGTGCTACTGCTAACATTGCTTCTAGCAATGTAGTAACACCAAACCTAAACTCAACAGCATATCCTAGAGTCGATTATGGCGATACAATCGTAATTGACTCGCAAACAAAGGTTGTTACTGAAAAGGTATTTACAGCCCATGCCTCTGGGACCGTTTCTGTAGATGTTACAACCAACAATGTAAAGGTTACAACAGCTAGTGTGGGAACTTTAAACCTCGCCAATTGTTTATTATCGCCTACAAATACGCTAAAACTAAACACAAGTATGTTTATTACTGTAAACGGCGATATCCGTAGAATTGAATCCATCAATGCTGCTGGTGACTTTTTACTTGTAGACCTTCCATTTGATTACTCAACGACTGGAGTCTCGTTGTTCAAAGAAACTTCATTTGTAGTAAACACCGCATTTACAACGAGTAATACAAATCAAACTGTTTTTGTAAGAACACCGTTCGTTTGCAATACTGAATGTTTGGATACAGTTATTACTGGTAACGGAACTTCTTGGACTTCGCAGCTCGAAGTTGGCGATAAGATTATCTACGACACCAGAGAGTTTATTATTGAAGCGCTGACAGATACAACTATTACTGTTGATGGTCAGTTTAGACTAACTAAAAACTTTGCCGTTTACAAAGTAAACAATGAGATTGAGGTAATGACATTGGGCGAAGATATTGACCCCGATGAGATTATCAACGGATTTACAATGATTGAAACTATGACTGGCGACCCAAACTTTATGAAGGGGGTGAAGTCTAGAGTTCGTTTGGCTAATGGTAAATATCAATCTGTTGCAACAGAAGTTCCGACTGACGCGGCGCAATCACTGTTTAAGAAAGAATTGTTAAACGAAGCAAAAGATGCCCTAAAGCGTTTGAAGTATGACTTGAACGACGCTAAAACTAGAGCAATGACTGAATCACAAATCAATTCAGCCATATCTGGTGTTATTGGTCGATTCAATACTGTAAAGAATGATCTTGACGCAGTCATTGCGCGAGATAAACAAATCATTAAAAATGTTAAAAACTTCGTATCAGCTCTAGGAAAGTTGTTCTCATTGTCTTGCGGAAAGAAGAAGAGAAATAAAGGCGATAACTCATCCGATAATTATTTGGATGTCATTACGGTGCCATATCCAGTCGAAGACGGATGTGACGCTACAACTGGGCAGTTTATTAACATCCTGGACGACTTTGATTCTGAGTTTAACCAAGACGGATTTGTAGGACCAACAATTAACGCTAACACCAGCATTGCTGCAACCAATCAGTTTGATGGTTCTGATGTTATTATTGGACCTCTACCAAATCAAACTCAGGGCACAGGTACTGGGGAAAGCAATGTTGGCATCGATGGTCGCGATCCAAGCGTCAATGTTCCAGAAGATCCTTGCGCAAAACCGTGCTAAATATACCAGAGGTTTTAAATGTCATTAGATGTTCGCGTATACAAAGATCTGGATTTAAATTTCAAAGCACATCCAGTAACCAAAGATGTGGTTAAAAGAACTGGAAATGCTGCGATCATTGGTGCATTAAAGAATTTAATACTGACTAACCTATACGAAAAGCCATTTCAACCTAATTTTGGCTCTAGAGTTCGTGGGTTGTTGTTTGAAGATGTTTCTTTTATTACTGCTAATGTTTTACAAACTGAACTCAGTAATGTAATTAAAAACTTTGAGCCTCGCGTTGGCGTTGATGCTATCCGTGTTCAGGCTAATCCTGAGCAAAATCGATATGATATTACTATTCGATTCTACATAAATAATCTTGAAGCTCCTGTCACAATCAACTTCTTCTTAGAGAAGGTCCGTTAATGGCTAATACAGATCAAAAACTAGTTGTAACAGAACTAGACTTTGCGCAGATTAAGACTAATCTAAAGAACTTTCTGAGGGATCAGCAAGAATTCACAGATTTTGATTTTGAAGCATCTGGCATGAGTGTATTGCTAGATATCTTAGCCTACAACACTCACTATATGGCATTTTATAATAATATGATTGCCAATGAGATGTTCCTAGACACAGCTCTATTACGCGACTCAGTTGTTTCCCATGCTAAGATGCTTGGGTATACGCCAGTTTCTTCAATCGCACCTAGAGCCACAATAAATCTACAGATTACTCGTCCAGCAGGAAACACGCAAGTGTCCTTGACGCTTCCAAGATTTACTCGTTTACAATCAACTCCACTAAACGGAGTTTCATATACATTTGTTAATACACAGGCTAAAACTGTAAATTACGACCCAACATGTAATCGCTTTTGTTTTGATGATTTGTACATCTATCAGGGTCAACCGCTAACATACACATTCGTTTACAATGCTACCAATAATCCAACCCAGTCGTTTGAACTTCCAGACGACGGAATAGACACCAGCACGCTAGAAATATTGGTGCAAGAATCTGCAACAAGTTTGAAAACTGAGAGATTTACGCTTGCAACTGATGCAACAAATGTAACTTCGAACTCCTCAGTCTACTTCATAGATGAAACTAGAAACGGGAAATACAAGATCTACTTCGGAGACGGGGTTATCGGCAGAAGTCTAACCAACGGAAATATTGTAGTAGCAAATTATCTAAGAACAGATGGCGCGGCGGCTAATAAATCAAATGCGTTTAGTCTTATTGATTCTGTTGGTGGGTTTACCAGTTCAATTGTTTTTCCAATCAAGGCAGCATCTGGTGGTAATACGCAAGAATCTGTTACAAAAATTAGATTTAGTGCACCAAAAGCCTATGTGTCTAATAATCGTGGTGTTACAAAAGAAGATCTAATTGCTCTGATCAACAAAAACTACCCATACTTTGAAGCAGTTAATGTTTGGGGTGGTGAAGAAAACATCCCACCAGTTTACGGTAAAGTATTCATAGCAGCAAAACCAACACTCGGTTTTGAGATCACAGACTCTGAAAAACTTGATGTGATTAATAATGTAATCAAGCCAGTGTCAGTCGTTACTGTTATTCCAGAATTCGTCGATGTTGATTATAACTATCTACAAGTGTTTGCTGAAGTTTATTACGATGCAACTAAAACCACAAGATCTGCAGATGCAATAAAATCTATTGTTCAAACTGCTATCATCAACTTTAAGAACACTGAATTGGATAACTTTAACAGCAGATTCAAGCTGTCAAGGATGCTCCGTGCTATCGACGACGCAGAAACATCTATCTCTTATTCTGATGCAGTAACAGTTATCGAAAAGAGAATTGTTCCTCAGCTTGGTGCTGCTAGAAATTACACACTAGACTTTGGTACACCTATCTCTCGCGAAGATCCTTCTTATAGAATCTACTCAACCCCAGCATTCGGACAATTCGATGCTGATGGTGTTCTTCGTAAGTGTTTCTTTGAAGAAACACCAGGATCTTCTTCTGGCGTTGAATCGATTACAATCAATTCGGCTACAGGTTCTTATCTAACCGCACCAACAATTTCTATAAACGGAGACGGTGTTGGCGCTAATGCATATCCTGTGATTGTTAACGGTAAAATTACACAAATCGTTGTGGATAAACCAGGTGTTGGGTATACAACTGCAACAGCGCTGCTCTACTACCAAGACGAGATTGATACGAGCGCTTCTTTAAGCGTGAATATGCAGGGTCGTTTTGGCACACTACGCAGTTACTTTTTCGATAATAACAATATCAAAACAACATTGGATGCTGAGGCTGGAACAATTGATTATCAGCTAGGCAAGATTACCTTGCAAGAGTTTGATCCGTTCTCAATTGAAGATCCACTAAAGATCTTTAGAATGGTTGCTAAACCAGAAACAAATAACTTTGAATCTGCTCGTAGTCGAATTATCACTATCGACGAAGAAGATACAAATGCTATCAACATTAGTGTTAAATCTCTCTCTTAATGTTTGCAAATAATTACATATCAACAATTGTAGAGAACCAGGTACCTGAGTTCGTAAGAGCCGATCATCCAACATTCGTGACATTGCTCAAAAAATACTATGAGTATATGGAGCAAACCAATAAAACATTAAGAGTCGGTAAAGACCTATATGATTACATGGATGTTGATACGACAAGAGCAGACTTGATCAAGTATTTTAAGACGAAGATTATTCCAGATTTTCCTGAAGAAACCGAACTATCTACTGAGAAACTGATAAAGGCAGCAAAATTTTTCTACTCTAAGAAAGGCTCCGCTGAATCCTTTAAGTTTCTATTCAGAACATTATACGGTCAGGAAGTTGACATTTACTTCCCAAAAGAAGATATCCTTAAAGTATCTGATGGTAAATGGAAACAACCACAAGCACTTCGCCTAGCATTTACCGACACCAGTTCTCTTGTTACGGGTGGTAATGTCAATGTGTTTGCAGTTACTGCTAATACAATAAATGCCAACGGATTTAATATCCTATCAAAAGGTATTACAGTCAATTCATATATTCGTATCGGTGATTCGCGTAGAAAAGTTGTCACGATTAACACATCAGGCGATTTTCTTCGAGTCGATATTCCATTCGCTAACACATCAACTGCGCAAACATTTGATTCTGTTAAATTGTTTAAGGTAGAGTTGAGCGAGTACACCAATTTTGACATTAAACTACTCGAAAGAAAACTAGGCATCGGCGAGATTTCTAGAACGACTTGCGTTATTGAAAAAGCAGTACTAACTGTTGACGGTGAAACTGGTCGCGAGTTCGTAGAACTTTATGTGTCGAATGTAACTAGACTATTTGAAGCTGGTGAAAATCTAGTCGTAAAGTATACTGACACCAATGGTGTTGAGCAAACATTTAAGTCTAAGATTATCTCCTTGCTATCAAACATCAGTTTGTTCAGAAATAGATTTGGCGTTGTTCAAACAGGTAGAAAGTATAAAACTGGAGATCCAGTGGTATTGTTTGGTGGTCTCACCGATTCACCTGATGCTGTCAAGGGTATCGCCGTTGTTAACAATGTTTCTACGGGATCTATTGAATCTGTTGAAGTTATCCAACCAGGATATTTCTTTAGAACAGAACCAAATTCATTGGTTCGTATAATCTCAAGTTCAGGTATCGGTGCCAATGTTCTAATATCAGGTATCTACGATGACGGTGGTGCCAATAGTGCAAACATCCAGTTTAATACAGATGCTATTGTGTATAAAAAAGATATCCTTTTAAATGGATTAGAATATGATTTTGATAATATTACAGCGTTTGCAAATCAAACATCTGGTGCGGGAAACACAACAACAACAATTAATTTAAACACTGCATTTTATACTGCTAGCACAACTAATGATTATTATAAATCTTTTGTTGTGCAAATCCTTGACGGCACTGGTTCTACAGGTTCACCGAATTCAGCACAAATTACTGGATACAATGGAACAACTAAAATCGCAACACTATCTCTAGCTCTCGGCGCAGCTGTAGATGGCACTAGCAATGTTAAAATTTATGCAAATGCGCAAACTGAAATAGGTAGAGCATTAACATTCGAAACAATCACACTCGGCAAGGTTCGTGCGCTAGACTTAGATGACGGTGGATCGTTCTTCGAAGAACCGCCGATATTTGATGCCATATCATTATACGAATCTGACTATTCCCTAGACCAAGGATTTTTAACCATTCCTTCTGGTCAATTTTCGCAATATAATCCATCCGCTTCTCCGCCAACAATTCGATTAAATTCGTCAAACTCATCATATAGTTTGGCGAATGGATTCTACACTGGCTCTCGCCTTTTCTTGGATGTGGGTGATACTGCTCACTATGCAGAAGTTGTAGATTACATTGTAAACAATCCAGGTTCTTCTTCTAACACTAAAACATTAGTTCTAGATCGACCTTTTGAAAATAACATTAATCAAACAAACATCTTAAACTTTAACTTGTTTTTTGACTTTAGACCAAATGTTCGCGGTCCAGGCAAACTTGGTATTATCTTAGTGAGGAACGGTGGCAGCGGATACAATGTAACTAATAACATCATTGAGTTTATTGGTACTGGTGTTGGTGCAAATGCATATCACACAGTAGACGCGAACGGAAGTATAACGAGCGTCACGATAGATAATCGCGGTGAAGGTTATCCAGAAGCACCATCTATCTTGATTAGAGATACGAATACTGGAAATGTTGCAACGGGTTCTGGTGCGCTATTCGACATTTATCTATTGAGTGATGGTGAAGAGTTTGCCGCCGAAACATCGGATATCGGTCGTATTCAAGACTTTAGAATTCTGAACCGTGGATTCGAGTACGCTAATACACCATTGACATCGCTTAAAGTTGTCGACATACTTACAGATAATCTTGCTTCTGGGCAACTTGTCTTGTCTGGAGATTCTGTCTGGCAGGGTGGTGTTACTAATGCAGATGCTACCTTCCGCGGAACCGTTGACGACTCTTATAGATCTGATGCAAGCAATACTGTTATTCGTGTGTTTAACTACTCTGGTTCGATTAACACATCAGAGCCGATTCGTGTGGCTACAAGTTCTGGAAACCTCACTCTAAACCTATCTACCGCCAATGCAACGATATCATTTAACGATGTTAACGATGCAGTTGAACGCAAATACCCACATTTCTATGGAGATGGACTAGCCAAAGCCAATACCGAGTTCCTAAGAGGGTTGATCAAATACGGTGGATTCTACCTAAACACAGATGGATTCCTCAGCGCCGATAAGAAGATACAAGATAGCGACTACTACCACAATTTCTCATATGAAATTTCGTCTGAAAAGTCTCTAAACGACTACACTGAGACTGTGAATCGCGTTGCACATCCAGCTGGCATGCAATTGCTATCGAAATATCTGTTGAAGAATATCACCCAAGACCTAGTAACTATAGCGGCAAATGTGTACTCGTCAAATACCTTGCAAACTACAAATGCTAATACATCACACAGCAGCAATGTTTTCTTTGGTAATAACTCAAACTTTACACTGAATGCCAATATCGGTGACTTAATTGTAATAAATACAACGGAAACGGCATCTTTAAAACAGTATACTAGAGTTGTCGCTAATGTTGTAAATGCGAATGTTATTTGGCTAGAATCGGCGATTGGTGGAATAGGTGACGGTAGATTACGAACAACAAATGGCAATGCTAGCATTATTGTGTTCGCGAATTCTTCAGCCGTCACAGAAAGTCTAGAAGCTGGTGACAACATCAGTTTCAATGTCTCTAACACAACTTATGATAGATATGTCGTTTCAACACCAACAAGTAATGTCGTATTGTTAAACGCAGCGGTAACTGCATCAGGAAATGTTGTCTATAAGAAAAACCCAACATACAATGTTGTTTCTTATAGAATTATCCGAACTCAAGGGTAACAAATGAAGTCATTAGTATTAAAAGATTTTGGTATTACAAACGCAAAGAATTTTGAGAGCATGGTCTCAGTTCCGCTTGCAAATGTTTATGTTATGGTTGGTAGATCTTTAGCATGGGCTAACACGGCTAATGTAGATCTATTGGATGATGTTACAATTGCAGAACCATACGATACAACAGAATACAAGTTTGATTTGCAAAAAGACGGGCAACTATTAAAGAAGATTACTGGCAGCGACATTCAGCCAGTTATCCCTAGAGTTGACTGGGCAGCAAATACTGTATATGTTGCATATGACCAAACAGCAAATTTGTTCATCAAGGTGTTGGATACCGCTGTCACTGGCGGTAATGTAAATGTTTCGCTTTCTTTGGCGAATACAGTAAACGCAAATAGCATTAATCTTGCTGCTGCAACACCTGCTCTCTCAGCGGGATCGTTTATCAAGATCGGCGATGAAACGAAAGAAGTCGTAAGAATTAATGCCGTTGGTGATTTCTTAACAGTCAACACAGTATTCAGTTCAGCGTACACATCAGCGAACTTGTTTAAGGTTGATGTTTCTCAAACGCAGTATTCTAACAAATTCTATGTTAGAAACTCACAAGACCAGGTCTTTAAGTGCCTATTTAATAATAACGGCGCAGAATCTAATACTATGCCACAGATCACCATCGGTGGTGATTTACCAGAAAACCCATACATTGAAACGGCTGATGGGTACAAGTGGAAGTATATGTACAGCATTCCAACTGGACTAAAGAATAAATTTTTCACCGATAAGTATATGCCAGTTCTTCGTGATACTATTGTTTTTGATAATGCAAAAGATGGTCGCATAGATATCATTAAAATTGTTGACGGTGGAACAGGATACTATGCAGGTAGTTCTGTAAACAACTACTCAGTCGTCAGCGTTACTGGCGATGGAACTTTGGCTAATGTTAGCGTTGATGTTGTTAATGGTACCATTGTAGATGTTAACATTCTAAACGGTGGTAATAACTATAGCACCGCAACCGTCACCATACAAGATCCGTTGCAACAAGCCATCGGTAACACAGCAAATCTTCAGGCAGTTATTAGCCCACAATATGGTCATGGATTTGATCCACAAAGAGAACTAGGTGGGTCTAGCATCATGGTTTCTGTTGACATTGAAGGCGATGCAGATGGAAACTTGCCAGTTCAAAACGATGGAACAGACTTAATCAGACAAATGTGTTTGGTTAAAGATGTAAAATTAGCAACTGGTGCGTTTGGAACTGCTTCGTATTATCCAATGTATACAACAATTTCAACATCTAATCCACCAGTAAACTTTTCTCATAACGAAATAGTGTATGTTGGATCTAGTTTTTCAACCGCAACATTTAGCGCAAGAGTAATGCATTTTGACGATACTACTAATACTCTTTATGTAAATAACATTGTTGGAAATGTTAACAACATTGAAAACGAAACAATCTACCAGAAGGACGCTCCATCAGCGTTCGCCAAGGTATTTGATGTGACAAAACCAGATATAAATATTTTGTCTGGAGAAATTTTGTATATTGAAAATAGAGCAAAAATTACTCGTAGTGGAAATCAAACCGAATCAACTAAATTTGTTGTAGAATTTTAAGGTGTAATCAATGGATTTTAACGCATCACCATATTGGGACGATTTTGAGGCTACCAACGGAGCGTTGGAAAAGAACTACATGCGTATTCTTTTTCGCCCTGGATTTTCAGTTCAGGGTCGAGAGCTAACACAAATACAGTCTATTTTACAAAACCAGATTAAACAATTCGGAAATCATATTTTCCAGGATGGTTCGCCAGTTGTAGGTGGGCATCTAACTCTGGATACATCAGTTAATTATGTAAAACTTGACACTCAATTTAATGGTGTTGACATTGACCTTGAAGATTTCCTTGGATTGGTTGTGTTCAATTCTGGCACACCAAAGGTTCGCGGAAGAGTTATCCAGACATATTCTACCACAACAGATCGTACGCTACTCTTGAAGTATCTTCGCGGTAATACATTTACAGCAGCACAAACTATCTCAACTGCCGCTGGAAATTCTGCTAATGTATCTTCTACAGCAAATACAACAGGAACAGGCTCTGTCGTTTCAATCAACCAAGGCGTGTTTTATGTTGATGGATTTTTTGTAACAGTTGCACCACAAACAATTGTTCTAGAGCCATACTCAACAACACCAACCTATCGCGTTGGACTAGAGATCGACGAAGAGATTGTAACTGAATCAGTAGACAATGCTCTACTAGACCCAGCGCAAGAAGCATTTAACTATCAGGCTCCAGGTGCTCACCGCTACCAGTTTAATCTTGTTCTTGCTAAAAGAACACTAGACTCTGTAGATGACAGCCGATTCTTTGAGTTGCTCCGCGTTGAAAATGGAATCATCACTCGCCAGGTAAGTTATCCAATCTATTCAGAACTGGAAAAAACACTTGCTCGTCGCACATATGATGAGTCTGGTAACTATGCCGTAAAGCCATTTAGAATTAATGTTTCAGCAAACACACCAGCTGGTCAAGCAGAAAATGCAAATACATTCATTGTAAATGTTGAACCAGGTAAGGCATATGTAAAAGGATTTGAGTTCGAAACTATCGGAACTCGAAAGATTCCTGGCGATCGCGCTAGAACATTCAAGTCAAACAAAGATTATGATTTGTCAGTCTATTACGGCAATCGAATCCAACTAGCCAATGTTATTGGTAGTTCTAGCAATGGTATTGTTTTATCAGACAACCTAGACGAACTAGACATACACTGTGTAGCAAATAACCTTGTAGATCTGTCTAGCGGCGAGTCTTCAAAATACTATGCAACGCGCATCGGTACAGCAAAACTAAAGAACATCGAAAGAACCTCTAGCGCAACGCTATACTACTCGTATCTAACAGATGTAAACTTCACACCAATTGTTTCTGTAACAGGTGGTGCTGGTTCTAATGTTCGCACTGTAAATCTTGGTTCTAACTTCTCAAGCACAACTGATGCTTATGTTGGTGGTACATTAACACTAATAGACCAGATTCAAGGCGAAGCTGGTAAGATCTTGGCGTATAACGGTACAACTAAGATTGCAACACTAGATCGTGATTATACGCAAACTGTTGCAGGTAGCCAGCGATTCTCACTTACTATGCCAGTGAGCAGCGCAGAATCATTGATGATTGCGAACACGACCTCACTAACTTCTGCAAACTTACAGGGTAATGTTGCTGCAGCAGGTAAAGACGCACTAGGCAACGCCATTCTTGAAGATACAACATTCAACAAGATGGTGTTTGAATTGCCAAACTATTATATTCGTTACGATAGCGACGCAAATGTTGATCTATATCGAAAGTATATTGCAAAGAATCAAAGTTTTGTAACTAACGGCGCATTAACTCTTGCTCTAACTGGTTCTGAAAACTATGACTTTGGAACTAATGGTCAAGTAGTCTCAAATGCTGATGTGATTGAAAATATTATTGTTGTCCCAACATCAGGATCAACACCAGGTCAGATTGTTGATCTAACCGCTGCTGGTAAGAGTGTGTTTAGAACAACCTCTCAATCTATCACTATTAATACTGACAGCGCATCAGGCGCATCGTTTACTGGTGATGTGTATGTAACAACAAAGATTACAAACGCTAATGGAAGTTTCCGTCGTACAAAAACATTAGTTGAAGCGAATTCAGTATTAACCGTTGGTGATACTCTTGCTGGTGCAACAGATGTTTCTGGATACAGTGGAGTTAAACTTTCTCTTGCAAACGGTATTGCTTGGTTCACTCAGGCTAATGTAATCATCAAAACTCCAGGAGAGCGTCAAGCATTGTTCGTTTCTGATGTGATTCAGATTAACAAAATCTATGACTCAGCAAATATTAGCCATGCACCAAATACTACAAACATGGTTGATATTACTGACAGATACACATTTGATAGCGGACAAACGGATAACTACTACGACCACGCTGCAATTATTCTAAAACCAGGTGCCTCTGCGCCAACTGGACAAACTGCAGTCTTATTTGATTACTACACGCATACAGGCTCGGGTTATCTATCTGCTAAATCATATGCTAATACAATTTATGAAACTGAGCAGATTCCAATCTACCAAAGCGTTTCTGGTAAAAACTACAATCTTCGTGACTGTATTGACCTTCGCCCTATCCGCGAACCTGGAACAACAGTCGCACCATACAAAACTGCACCAGTTGATGCTCGTGTAAATGTTGTTTCAGGTGCCGTTACTGTTTTTGCAAACACAACTCTGTCGCAAAATGTATTGACACCACCAATTACAACTGGTTCAATCATTAAGGTTGGTGGAGATTTTAGAACTGTAAACTCTGTAATTAATCTACAAGCCGTTACGGTTACATCTGGGTTTACAACAACTGCAACAAATACAGCAATTGAACTAGTGTTCCAGAATTATGATTTTAGTGCATCAATTATTCAACGACCAACAGATCCTATCTCACTAGATTACGACTATTATCTACCGCGCATCGATAAACTCGTTGTTACGAAGGATAAAGAGTTCAAGATGTTGAGTGGTGTTCCATCGTTGACTCCGCAAGAGCCAACAGAAACCGAAAATTCTATGGCGATTTATACGCTATACATTCCACCATACACAGCATCACTTAAATCTATTGATTTGAGATTTATTGATAATCGTCGCTACACGATGAAGGATATCTCAGAGATTGATAATCGCCTCAAGGAAGTTGAGTCGTTTATTGCTCTGAACGAATCTGAAAAACAAATCATTGAAGATCCGCCTAAATCACCAATCACACCAGATGTCAACAAGCCTATTTACGGAACTCTTGTTGATGAGTTTGAGAACCTAATTTACGCTGACACATATAATGACTTTGCATCGTCAATCGAAAATGGTGTTCTTTCTCCATACAAGCATATCACTGCGTTTACATTGAAGCCAACATCAACTGGCAATAATGTTCGCGATAAGTTTGTAACTATTCCATATACAGAAACACCATTCGCTGAGCAAAAACTTGCAACAACAGATGGTGTTGAGACTGTACAGGCAGCGATGATTGCTAAATTCGAAGGATTCGTTACGCTAACACCTGAGAGTGATTATTTCTATTCACTAGAGCATCAGCCTCAGATTACTGATTCGTTGGGTAGATTCTTCGAGTTGCGCCAAGTTCAGTATACACCTGATCCTGCATTAACAACTGCGGTTATCAGATCGATCGGTGCTGGAAATTATCTCGACACAACATACTTTAACACAGTAATTTCTGGGCAAAATTTCCCAATTACTGTAAATCCTGTTGTAGAAATTCCAGCATATGCAGCCCCAGTAAATGTAATCGATGCGCCAGTTACACAGCCAATAAATATTAACATTACTGGTGTTGCTCCATTTACATTCTTAAATTCAACATGGACTGGACAAATTTCTGAAGAATCAGCAGCAAAATCAGAAGATATCTTTACTCCAGATTGGAATAGAAACGGCATATTAAGTGCTGACTCTTTCGTTTCTCGATATGATGTATAATTAATTTAACAGGAAACTCTCATGGGAACAGGAATAGACTTGGCTAGACGCGCAAGACTTAGAGCACAACGAGATGATGGATTTCGTGGTGGCGGTAGAGATAGAATATTTCCTCTTCCTGCACCTGAAGAAAATGAAACACCAATTGTTTCAGTTGGTTTAAGCCCATTCATTCGCGAAAATGATATTAACTTCTCGGCTAAAAACTTAAAGCCTGATGCAACTGCGAACTTTTTCTTTGATGAAATCCCTGTTAATCTTTTTTGCCAAAGAGCCTCTGCAATTAATGTTTCCTCAAGCAGTGTTCTAACAGCTGTTAAACTCAACCAAGGAGTTTATGGAGCAACATCAAAGGCATATGGTGAGGTGCTCGGCACATCGCGCACTGGCACACAAAATTTAGTCTATGTAAATGATAACTTCATCACCATTAAAGTTACAAAAGGATCTGGGTCAGCAGATCTTGCTGATACAGACTTTAAAATTGACGATCTAGTCTATCAAACAGACGCAGGAACAGCGCTAACCTTCTCGTTTAACAGCACAAACATTCAGCCTGAATTCTCATTCGTAGGCAAGATTAAAAAGTGGGAACGAATTGATGCTACGACAGGGTTTCTAGTTGTAGATCCTGTTCTCGGTTCACTCAAAACAACACTCACTAGTGCAACTGCATTCAATCTTTGGAACTTAACAAAGTATATCGCTGATGCTCGCGAAGCCACTATCACAATGGCAAACAATCGATTCCAGGCTAGTGAATCATTGGCATATGCTAATGGTACTGCGCTTGGAACTATTAGTGCGGCGAATGCATATACTGCATTGTCTTCTGTTGTAACTGGTGCAAATACTGCTAACTCACCGCTTCGTTCAATTGTAATCTCATCAAATAATACTACTCGTGACGGTATCTCTACGATTGTTGGTAACACAATTACTATCGTCTCTGGTACGAACATGGGCTTTAGGGCAAATGTTGTGCAGGTTATTGCTAATACAGCAAACGGATGGAGCGAAGCAATCGTTGATGCAACGCTACCAGCATTGTGCACATCAAACTCCATTTACTCATTAGGCAATCATGTTGTAGATGATGTTGGCGCGTTGCATGGAATTTTCCATATTCCATCAGAGTCCAACCTAAAGTGGTTGACTGGTGAAAGAGTGTTTACAATTACAGACACAGCAACCTATAACGATAATGCATACAAGATGCGCGCAATCAGTAAGTATAGCGCAGTCGGTAAGACGAACAGTGCAGAAAATGCTCGTAACTATGTGCTTCGCGAACAAACACCAAGCACGCTACAAGCAGCACCAAAGGTTATTAACGAAACTCAAAAGATTAATGACCGCAAGTATATGGCACAGACCTTCTTCACACCACGCGGCAATTCTATTGTCAACGGAGAAGTGAAGAATGGTTATGGTGTGTTTGTCACTTCTGTTGACTTGTTCTTCAAGCAAAAGCCAACAGATGTTAACGAACAGCTGCCATTCTCGGTAACTATCTCAAGAGTAGAAAACGGTCTACCATCAAACGACATTATTGCAGAACGCACTCTTGAAGCTGCATATGTCAACACATCAAATACACCAAGTGTTGCAAACGCTTCGACTTTAACGAAGTTTACATTCACCGATCCAGTTTACTTGCTACCAGGCACTGAGTATGCGATTAAACTAGTCACCGAATCACCAGACTATGTTGTCTGGACAGCTTCCCTCGGTGGAGAATATACTGACGAAACTGGAAACTTGCGTCGCATTTCAGAACAACCATATATTGGTAACTTCTTTAAATCGCAAAATGCATCTAATTGGAATCCAATTCTAAATCAAGACTTGATGTTCCGAATCAACAGAGCAGCGTTCGCAACTACTCCGTCTGTAGCATACTTTAACCTAGTTCCTAACAAGGATATTCAAACTAATACAGTTATGGATTTGGTTAAGATCTCAGCAACAGAGCAGCAATTTGCACCAACATCTATCACATATGAAGTGAACTCGTTCTTGACAGATGGAACTGCTTCGGGTTATATCAAGGTAGATAATAACCAGATCTACAACTTCGGTAAAGACACAAATATCTCTAGCGCAACATCAAAGCGTCGTCGATATATTCCATCAGCAAATGTTGAGGGTGTGAATGTCAAGGTGACAATGGCAACAACAGATGATTCTGTTGCGCCTATCTTGAATAGAGAAAGATTTGGCGTGTTTGCTCTACAAAATATCATCAACAATGCTGGTATTGCAAATAATCTGATCTCAGTAACAAATAGTGGTAGCCATTCTAATGCTGCTAATATAACAGTTACAATCAGTGCACCAGATGTTGGTTCTAATAGAGCAACTGCAAATATTCTACCAGGAATGCTATCTGGCGGTAGAATTACTGATGTAAATATTATCAATCCAGGTTCAGGATACTTTACATCACCAACAATTACGATTGTTGAGCCTGGTGCTTCTAGTAATGCAGCAGCAATTATTAATGGTGAAACTGATGCCTCTGGTGGTAATGTTCTATCTAAGTACCAAACAAAGGTTGTCACGCTAGAGGATGGCTTTGACGCTGGCGATCTTGTAGTTCGTATGCGTGCGTACAAACCTCAAGGAACTAATATTGCTGTGTACTTCAAGGTTCTTTCTTCGTTGGACTCAGATCCGTTTGTTACGAAAAAGTGGCAAAAGATGAATGTTGTAAACGATTACACTTCACCTGACCAGACAACTGCAGTTCCATTAGAGTTTAAATATTCTATTAGAAAGGGCAGTATCGATTACTTTGATGGCGCTAGAACATTGCCATTGGGTGGAACATTTAAATACTTCGCTGTTAAGGTTCGCATGACAGCCGAAGATCCAACAGTAACACCTGCGGTAGAATCACTAAGAGTTATTGCAGTTCCTGGTGGTTAATATGAAGTATAAGATTGCTGGTACAAAATATACTCGCGATTTGAGTAACATGGCTATTTTATGTAACGATCGATCAGAAGTTACCAAATACGAAAGTGAAATGCGTCGCCATCGTGAGAACCAGTCTCGGGATGATGAGATAAATAGAATGAAGTCAGATATATCTGAAATTAAGCAAATGCTTCAGGCATTGAGCAGAGGACAAAATGGCTAACGCAAATATCGCAACAATTGCTGTCACGAATACATTCGATGATTGGCGCACAAGAACTAATGACTTAATTACAGATAGAAATATCCTTCGTAATCACCCATATGTAAAGGATAACTCAAACTTTACCGTTGCTAATGGTACAGTTCTTATCTCTCGTTCAACGGGTGGAACTCTGCTTACTCTTGCAGGCGGTGGTGATGCTCTAATCGGTGGTACAACTACTACGACTGACCTTATCGTTGGTGACGATGCTTCTGTTGCTAATCAACTTTCTGTGACTGGCAATACAGTAATCACTGGTAATCTTTCGGTAGGAACAAACTCCACATTTACTCAAAATGTTACGGTTATTGGTACAGCAAATGTAACAGCAGACCTCAAAGTTGCTGGCAATACTACGCTACAATCTAACCTCACAGTTTCAAAGAACGCGACTGTTACCCAAAATGCAACAGTTGCTGGAACGCTAAATGTCACAGGTGATACTGCTCTAGCATCAAACCTAGCAGTTACAGCAAACACAACTCTTTCTTCAAACCTATCAGTTAGCAGAAATGTTGCTGTATCTCAAAACGCTACAATTACTGGCACGCTAAACTCAGGTGCAGCAACGCTTGCATCTTTAGGAGTTACTGGCGCAGCAACAGTTGGAACTACACTCGGAGTTACTGGCAATACATCATTATCGTCTAATCTAGCGGTAACTGGTAATGCTACAGTATCTCAAAATGTTACAGTTACTGGAACATTGAATTCTGGTGCTGCAACATTAGCATCACTAGGAGTGACTGGTGCTGCTACAGTTGGAACTACACTCGGAGTTACTGGTAATATTTCTTCTGCAAATATTAGTGTTGGTAACAAAGTTCTTGGATCTGTTCTAGAGTCTAATGTTGCTACAGGAACTGCTCCGCTGACTGTTGCATCTACAACTAAAGTTACAAATTTAAATGCTGACTTATTAGATGGTTATGATTCATCT